CGGTCCCGCAATGATTTGCCCCGGTGGAACGGCTAATGGAGTTAATGGAGGTAATTATGGTGGCGGTGGTAGTGGTGGATGCGTGCAACGCACAAACTCACCCGCAACAGCACCGGGTGGCACAGGCGCATCAGGCGTAATTATTATTGAGGAGTTCTATTGATGAAACAAGCTTTAATTTCAACTATTGAACCCAGAGAAACTGGGTATCGTGTTGCACAAGTGGTTGCGGATGGAGAAACATTTCCCGTTTCTTCTGAGTTGTTTTGGACACCGTGTGCAGATGATGTAGTTCAAGATCAGTATTGGTACGATCCTGCTGACCAGACAATCAAACCAATACCCCAACCACCTGTGGAGCCTGTGGAGCCTGTGGAGCCTGTGGAGCCTGTGGAGCCTGTGGAGCCTGTGGAGCCTGTCTAATGTGCGATCAACTCAGTCAATTCGTTATTGATAAATATGTACACCTCAAGGATTTCCTTGATAAGGACAACTGCCGTGAATTGACAAATGAGTTGGTGCGTCTGGTAGCTGAAAAGAAAACCACGCAAGACAGTCAATGCCCAAAATCTGAAGCCGTGCATGGTGCAATGGTGTTTGATAAATTGCTGGTTGATTTGCTTCCGCACTTTGAAAAGGCAAGCGGTAAGAAGCTTTACCCAACATACAGCTATGCACGGCTGTATGCGCCTGATGATGAGTTGGTGATCCATACTGACAGGCCATCATGCGAGATCAGTGCAACCCTAACCCTTGGCTTTGAAGGCGATGTGTGGCCTATTTTCATGGGCGATGAGGGTGGTGTGAATGCCTCTGAAATCAAGATGGGTGTGGGTGACGCTGTGTTGTATCGGGGGATGGAAAAGCACCACTGGCGCAACAAGTACACCGAAGGCAAGTGGCAAGCACAAGTGTTCCTTCACTATGTTGATGCCAACGGCCCCCACGCAGAATGGAAGTTTGACAAACGTCCGGGTTTAAATATTCCGCAAGAAAATATGCAGTACCGCGTGTTTCAGGACATTCTGACCCCAGAAGCATGCGACATGCTGATTAAGCTATACACAAGCGACAAGACAGAAAAACAACCTCCTGTGATTGGTACTGGTGAAGGTGCAATCGACACATCCATTCGCAATGTTGAGCGCGTCATGTTACCTACCTACAAAGACATTGGCGGCAGATTGGCGGCTGTTGGTTTAGCTGCAAATCACCACGCTTGGAAGTTTGATATTACACATTCCAACCAAGCAGAGTTTTTGATCTATCCCGCAGGTGGTCGGTATCAAGCGCATGTGGATACATTTTTGGCTCATGGCGAAGACTGCCGCAAATTAACTGTGTTGGCTTTCTTGAATGATGATTTCAAAGGCGGCAAGTTTTTTATCCAAGACGGTCAAGAAAAACACTACCCACCCCAAACAAAAGGCACAGTGCTTGTTTTTCCATCATTCCTCATGCACGGTGTAGAAGACATTGAAGAAGGGCAGCGATGTTCTGTTGTCTGCTGGATGGTTGGTAAATTTTTTAGGTAAAGGATTACTATGAGCAGCACATATTCATCAAGCCTGCGGATCGAGCTGATCGGTTCTGGCGACCAAGCCGGTGCGTGGGGTGCGACCACCGACAGCAATCTGGCATACGTTCTAGACACAGCCATTGCGGGGTATCAGGCGGTCACCGTGTCTTCAGCCGCGCAAGCCCTGACATATGTAAACGGGCCGTCCTCCAGCGCAGCACTGAACCAATCGGTGTACGCCATGTTGAAGTTCAACAGCGCAGCGGCAAACTCAGCCATCTACGCCCCGCCGGTGTCTAAACAGTACATCCTGTGGAACAACACCAGCTACACCATCACTATCTACAACTCTACAGTCATCGGTAACACCACAGCCGCAGGAACTGGCATCACCATCGCATCCGGGGACAAGGTGATTGTTTGGTCTGACGGCACAAACTTCTACGACACCAAGAGCAACGGAATCACAGGAACACTTCCAGTCGCCAGTGGCGGTACAGGAGCAACCACAGCATCAGGCGCAAGAACAAACCTTGGCTTGGTAATTGGCACGGACGTGGCTCCGGTAGCCTCTCCTGCGTTTACAGGCAACCCCACAGCGCCGACTCCATCGTTTGGAGACAACGACACATCCATTGCAACAACAGCGTTTGTTCAGGCGGCTTTGGGGGCAATTTACCCCGTAGGTTCAGTTTACACATCCACAGTTTCAACCAATCCCAATACGTTGTTTGGTTTTGGTACATGGACTGCGTTTGGTGCTGGTCGGGTAATGCTTGGTGCAGGAACAGGCGGCGGCGGTACATACACCGCAGGTGCAACAGGCGGCAGCAAAGACGCAGTTGTAGTAAGCCACACCCACACAGCAACTGTTACAGACCCGGGCCACAACCACACCTATCTCAGACCAAGCACCACCTTACCCCAATCGGGAAGTTCAACAAACTGTTTTGTTCCCGGGAACATAACTGATACGACCAGCACTGCATCCACAGGCATTTCAGTCTCAAACAGCACCACAGGTTCAAGCGGTACAGACGCAAACCTGCCGCCGTACGTCGTGGTGTACATGTGGCAACGCACCGCTTGAGGTGAAAAATTGATCCGATCAGTCTCCTCTTTGCCGCCAATGCTTGCGTCGCAGCCATCAAGGAAGGTTGTGAGCTTTACAAGCAGGCAAAGACTTCTTTCATGGAGGTCAAAGCCACAGTTGACGAAGCTGTTGACATCGGAAAAGAAATCTATGGATTTTGGGGAAAGATTTCTGCTTTCTTTGGCGCGAAGCCTACAGCTCGACCAGCGTCGAAGCCTGTGGCGAAAAAGAAAGAGAAGTTCGTCGCCCTTGACGAAACCCAAATCATGGTCGATGTTGTCAAACATCTCACCGAGCTTTTCCGGCTCCAAGAGCAGTTAGCAGCACACATTCGGGAGGAAGAAGAAAAGTCCAGAAACGTCTACGAACCTGACCAAAACCAGATGGAAGCCGCATTGAAGCGGATCATGGCGCAGGATCAGATGGCGGCACTGGAGATTGAGGTCAGGGAGACGATGGTTTACCGCAGTCCACCAGAGATGGGGGCGCTGTATTCCAAGGTGTTTGAAATGCGGGACATCATCGCCGCTGAACAAGAGGCCGCTAGATTGGCGCAGGAACAGCGGGAGCGAAGATTGAGATGGCAACGACACCAAAGGGAAAGAAGCCAAAACCTGCGAGCAGGAGCGGCCGTCCTAACCTTGATCCTTATCGCATACCTGTGGACGTGGTTCCTGTGGTTGAAACAACTGAGGAGCGTTTGATGGGGATGCTGGGCTGGATTGTGGCGGTGGTGCTGGCTGCGTTCATGTTGCCCTTGCTGGCGTTTCTGTATTTGGACATACTGGAGACCAAACATGAGAGCAAGGCGCAGATTGAAAAGGTAGAGAAACTACGACGGGAAGTGGAGAGAAAGAATCGGGACAGTCCAAAAGAATTCACGGACAACCCCATTTTTGACCGGAGAAAGAAACATGAGTAAGCAACTGGAAAAAGACTCAAGCTACAACCAATTTGACACCGACCACGACGGCGTGGTGACGGATACGGAGTTGGCCCGTTCTGAGCGGATGATGCAGATTGAAAACATGGACAAGATGGCTGACCAGCAGCGCATCATGGCTTGGGCGGCACTAATTGCTCCCCCTGCGCTTATTGCGTACTTGGCATCCGAGTTGGTGACACTGGAGAAGGTCAACGCCCTGAACGGCTTGGTTACCACTTATTGCGCGGCAATGGGAACGATTGTGGTGGCGTTCATGGCGGCAACTGCCTACGTCCGTGGTAAAGCGGGGGAGTAAATATGGAACAGACACTGCGGGGAAAACTGACCTACAAGGTGACCTTGATGGTTGCCGCCACCCTGTGCATTGTGGTGTGCAGTATGGTATTTACGCTGATGTTTGGATTGTTTGACGAAAAAGTGGACAACACCGAAATTTTTAAACTAATCAGTCCTGCGTTTCAGACGGTGGTTGGTGGATTCATTGGGTTGCTGGCGGGTATCAAACTTAGCCACGATGACGAAGAAGTCAACAAACCATGAGCCTGCTCAACCCATATGTCATTCTTGGCTTTGTGCTTGCCCTGTTGGGCAGCTTTGGGGCTGGATATTGGCAGGGAAAAGATGCAGAATACACCCGTCAGCAATTAGAGATTGCCGCCTTGAACGAGAAGGCACGGGAGACAGAACAGCGCATGGCGCAGGTGGCTCAAACCTACGCCCAGACTTTGAGGAAAGCCAACGATGTTGCACGGATTAAAGAGACTAAGCTGCGTACTGATCTTGCCGATGGCAGTCTCAAGCTGCGCATTCCTGTCAAAACCATCTGCCCCGTATCAGTGTCCGAACCCTCCGCCCCTGCCAGCGGAAGTGACAGCGGAGCCGCATCGGCCGAACTTGACCGACAGGCTGCTGAAACTCTTATCGCCATCGCCGCAGAAGGCGACGCCGCCATCCGCAAACTCAACACCTGCATCGAGCAGTACAACCAAGTAAGGGGCATGAAATGACACAGTTGACCGCCAACTTCTCCCTGCACGAATTGACCAAATCTGAGACAGCTTTGCGCATGGGTCTGGACAACACGCCCGGCCCGGTGGAGACTGAGCATCTGAAGATTCTTTGCGAACGAGTCCTCCAGCCTGTGCGCGATCACTACGGCAAGGGGGTTAAGGTGAACTCAGGCTATCGCAGTCCTGAGAGTAATGCAGCGGTGGGCGGAAGTCGTACCTCAGACCATTGCAAGGGCCAAGCGGCCGATATAGAGATTCCCGGCGTACCCAACGCTGAGTTGGCGCAGTGGATCATGGACAATCTGGACTACACCCAGTTGATTCTGGAGTTCTATACCCCCGGCATCCCTGACAGCGGTTGGGTGCATGTCAGTTACGACCCAGACAACCTGAAGAAACAAGAATTGACTGCCACCAAGGTGGCTGGCAAGACCACATATTTACCCGGACTTGTAGCCTAATCATGCCACTGCAAAAGCTCGCCTTTCGCCCCGGTGTAAACAGAGAGAACACCTCTTACGCCAATGAGGGCGGCTACTACGCTTCCAACAAGATTCGGTTTCGCTCAGGCCAGCCAGAAAAAATTGGCGGGTGGACAGCCGACACCGGAACAACCACATCTGCGCTTAAACCATCTACAGGTGCGCTTTGGGGCGTAACCAGAGGAATGTGGAATTGGCTTAACCTGACGGGCTACAACCTGTTGGCGTTGGGTACAAACCTCAAGTACTACATCCAAAATGGTGCAAACGGTTATTCCTACGACGTAACCCCATTACGATCCACTACCACCGCAGGTGAAGTTACGTTTGCCGCCACCAATGGCTCCCCCATCATCACAGTCACAGACATTGCCCACGGTGCGCAGGCGGGGGACTTTGTGACCTACAGCGGCGCAGTGTCTTTGGGCGGGAATATCACCGCCGCTATTTTGAATGCTGAGTTCCAAATTACCACGTACATCAGCTCCAACCAATACACCATTACAGCGTCTGTCAACGCAAATGGCAGCGACTCAGGTAACGGCGGGGCATCGGTGGTTGGCGCATATCAGATCACAACAGGTACAGACATTTACACGCAAAACGTAGGCTGGGGCGCAGGTACGTGGGGCGGTATTGTTTTTGGTACAGCAACAACTGTGATTACAGGCGGCACACTATCTTCATCAAACACCACAGTGACGGTGAGTTCTACGGCTGCGTTTACATCATCCGGCAGCATTTTGATTGATTCAGAAACAATCACGTATTCAGGCAAGACAGCCACCACATTCACAGGCTGTACCCGAGGAGTAAGCGGCACAGGCTCAGGCGCAGCCACCACCCACGCAAACGGATCAACTGTTACGCAATCCACCACGTTTACAGGATGGGGTTCTCCAGCGGCTACAGGTATTGGCGTACAGCTTCGTTTGTGGAGCCAGTCAAACTTTGGTGAGGACTTGATCTTCAATCCTCGTGGCGGTGCGTTGTATTACTGGGCAAACGCTTCTTCAGCCAGCACATTCAACAGAGGTCAATACCTCGGCCCAAGCACATCTATTGTCACAAAGTCTGGGACTATTACTACCGACGCTTACTGCCCAACAGTCGCCAACTTTGTCATGGTGTCAGATGCTTCGCGGTTTGTTTTGGTGTTTGGGTGCAACGATTACGGCAGCACCATCCAAGACCCTTTGTTGATTCGTTGGTCTGACCAAGAGAGTTTTGCCACATGGTATCCGGCAGTGACCAACCAAGCGGGTAGTTACCGACTGAGCCACGGCTCGACCATTGTGACTGCCATGCAAACTCGCCAAGAGATTTTGGTGTTGACTGATTCATCCATCTACTCCATGCAGTACCTTGGCCCACCCTACGTTTGGAGCTTCCAAATTTTGGGGGACAACATATCAATTGCTGGGCCAAATGCGATAGCAACCGCTAACAATATTACGTTTTGGATGGGTACGGACAAGTTCTATATGTACTCTGGTCGGGTGCAAACTTTGCCGTCCACTTTGCGGGAATACGTATTCAACGACATCAACCTTGAGCAGTCGTATCAGTTTTGTGCTGGCACAAATGAAGGCTACAACGAAGTTTGGTGGCAATATTGCTCCGCAGGCTCAACCGTGGTTGATCGCTATGTAATCTACAACCATTTGGACAACGTCTGGTATTACGGTGACTGGGACAACTACCAAGGAGTCAGCCAAGGTCGCACAGCATGGTTGGACAGCCCGCTTCGTGCATACCCAATGGCAACCACATACGGCGTAGCTGGCGGCAACTCCAACACCCAACTTCTGTACCATGAGAATGGTGTGGACGACGGCACAGTCAACCCCGCAGTGCCTATTGTTTCCACCGTGACATCTTCCGACTTTGACATCGGTGACGGGCATAACTTTGGGTTTGTCTGGAGATTGATCCCTGACTTGACGTTTGACGGTTCAAATGTGAACCAGCCGCAGGCTATGTTTACGGTACTGCCAAGGACTTTCCCCGGAGCCAATTACGGGCCGTCCAACGATCCTGCGGTGACCAGTACGCAGAACTATCAGAACCAAAGAACCTACGCCATCCAGCAGTTCACTCAGCAGGTGTATGTACGGATTCGCGGTCGTCAGATGGCTTTCCAAGTCAGTTCCGACACGCTGGGCGTTCAGTGGCAGTTGGGTGTGCCTCGTATTGACATCAGACCCGACGGAAGACGCTGATGGCAACCATCATCAACCGATATCGCCCAGTTGTTGCACCACGACTGCCAGCGGCTCCAACAGAATACAGCGCCGAGTTCATCGAACAGTACTCCAACATTCTGCGTCTGTATTTCAACCAACTGGACAATTTGACAGGGGTTCTCTTGGGTGAGTCTGGTGGTCGGTATATTCGGTTCCCGTACGGCGCGTTTTCCAGCGACCAAGATCAAGCAACGACGGCAAATACCGCCACGCTGATGACGCTCAACACCACGGATTTTTCTAACGATGTCTCAATCAGCTCATCCAAAATCAGTGTGGTGAACGCTGGCATTTACAACCTCCAGTTTAGTGCGCAGTTCCAAAATACCGACAACCAGATTCAAGACATCAGCATCTGGCTGCGCCAAAACGGTACGGACATTCCGGGTTCTACTGGGTTTGTGTCTATTCCCGCTCGAAAAAGCGCTTCGGCAGGGGAAGAGGCGCATGAGATTATTGGGTGGAACTACTACGTTCAAATGCAGGCCAGCGACTACATTGAGATTTACTGGTCAGCCACACTTGCCTCGGTGACGATCCAACATTACCCAACTTCTACCGGCCCAGTTCGACCCAGCACCCAGTCTGTGGTAGCCACACTTTCATTTGTATCCGCGCTCTCAACATGATAAAGTCCACTAACCCCCAATTTATGAGGCAAAAATGAGCCTACAGCACGCTGCCAAACACCTTGAAAAGCATGGGCGCAACGGCGATACCACGCTTGTCCACATGTCCCCCGCAGAGGTTAAAAGTCTCAATGACATTGCTATGGCTCATGGCGGACATCTGACAATCAACCCCCACACTGGTTTGCCTGAAGCTGGGTTCTTATCCAAAATTCTCCCAATGGTAGCGGGCGCAGCTTTAACTGGTTTGACTGGCGGAGCTATTAACCCAATGACTGCTGGACTGTTATTCGGCGGCGGAACCGCTGTTGTAACAGGCGACATTAAAAAAGGCTTGATGGCTGGTCTTGGCGCTTATAGCGGTGCTGGTATTGGTAGCGCATTGGCGCAGTCCGGAGCGCAAGCAGCTGCGGTTCCTTCTTCTTTTACACCGCCTACACCCTCTGTGCCCGCCGCACCTCCGGTTGAAAGCATAATGACCCAACCCCCTCCGACCACGTCATTTGCAAATGTTGGTGCGCCACCTGACGTAACGCAGTCGGTTATTGCAAAGCCATCGCCTATCACTGCGGATTCGCTTGGCTACAAACCCCTGACCCCTGCGCCAAATATGGTGACCACACCGGCGGCGAATGCGGCCTATGAAAGTTCTTTGGCTAATCAACAAGCAGCGTTTAAAACTGGAACTTTTGGGGAAAACTTAAACACTATGGGCAAAGGTATTTCAAGCCTTGGTTCTGAATCTGGTCGTTCCGCTTTTATGGAGAACCTTGAAGCTGTACCCGGTACATACGGTGCAAAAACTACGCTTGCCGCCGCCGCCGCGCCGCTACTTATGCCCGACGAACAAAAAAATAACCCCAAACCCATTGGAGATTCTGATCCCGGTCAACAATACACGTACACCGCCAATCCAACTAACCCAACTCCTACACCTGATCCGTATGGGCGCGAACAGCGGTATTTCAACTCAAGGTATGTTCCTAGAGCCGCTGACGGAGGCATGATGGCTGGTGGTGGTATTTCTCATCTAGGCGATTACTCAGATGGCGGTAGATTATTGCGTGGCCCGGGTGATGGTGTGTCCGACTCTATACCTGCTGTAATAGGTAAAAAGCAACCTGCACGTTTAGCCGACGGAGAGTTTGTAGTACCTGCACGTATCGTTTCTGAGTTGGGCAACGGCTCAACCGAGGCTGGCGCACGCAAGCTGTACGCCATGATGGACAGGATTCAGAAGGCTCGTGGCAAAACCGTAGGTAAGGGCAAGGTCGCCAAGAACAGCCGTGCTGAAAAGTACCTACCCGCATGAACGCAGTCGCAAGCATCGTTTATGCCAACGAAGACCCAGCCACATTTGTGGATGAGTTGCAGCACATCCTGCCAGAGCATTACGATGAATTGTGCGTGACCAAAGATTTTCCCTTGGCTCCAGACTATCTTGCCTACGGGCGACTGGCGGTAAATGGTATGTTGCGCTGCGTTACATGCCGAGCTGAAGGAAACTTGATTGGCTACATACTTTTTATTGTGCAACCGCATTTACACTATATGTCCTGCAAGACCGCCTTTGAAGACATATATTTTCTCAGGAAAGAATTCCGTCAAGGTCGTACTGGGATCAGATTATTCCAGTATGCCGAGGACGTGCTCAAGCAAGATGGTGTTAACAGAATCATCATGCACACCAAAATTCATTTGGATAATTCTCGGTTGTTTGAATACCTTGGGTACAAGCATACCGACAAAGTCTACACAAAAATATTGAGCACGGAGCCGGTATGAACATTTCACGCAAACAACTTTACGAATTAGGCGAGCCATTTGGCGAATCAGCTACCCGTCTAAAACCCGGTGGTCGCGTGTACGGTGGTGGCGGCAGTAATCAAACTCCTGAAACACAAACGCAAATATCAGAACTGCCTGAGTGGGCGCGAGGTTACGCTAAAGATACGTTGTCAAAGGCATCGGCGCTAACCGACATTAACAAGAATCCATACCAACAATATGGCGGTGAACGCATTGCTGGGTTTCAACCTATGCAGCAACAAGCCTTTGAAAGCGCGGCAACCATGCGCCCATCAGAGCAGTTGGGTCTTGGAACAAGTTTGGCTGGCGCAGCTGGCCTTGGCGCTTTAGGTACAAACTATCAAGGTGGACGGTTTCAAGGCGGGCAATTTAATACTCAAGCCGCTGAAGAATATATGAACCCATACACCCAAAAGGTGGTGGATTATCAAAAAGCTCAGGCTCTGCGAGATTTTCAAATTGCTCAGCCTATGCGTCAGGCTCAAGCTGTACAACAAGGTGCATTCGGCGGTAGTCGTTCTGCTATTGTGGATGCGGAAGCACAGCGTGCATTAAACTCTCAATTGCAAGGTATTGAGGCTACTGGGCAACAAGCTGCGTTCCAAAATGCACAACAACAATTTAATGCGGATCAGGCTCGGCGGTTACAAGCTCAACAAATGGGTGAGCAATCTCGTCAGTATGGTGCTGGCTTAGGGCTACAAGGTCTTCAAACTGGGTTACAAGCCGCAGGGCAGTTGGGGCAACTTGGTCAAACCGAGTATGGTCAACGCATGGGCATCACCGGTTTACAAAGCCAATTTGGTGCACAACAACAGCAACAGGCGCAACGTCCGTTGGATGTGGCGTATCAAGATTTCTTAAACCAACAAAACTATCCATACAAACAGTTGGGCTTTATGTCCGACATGATCCGTGGCTTACCGTTGGGCCAGCAATCCACCAGCCAAATTTATTCCCCACCGCCCAGTACTGCACAAACAGTTGCCAGTCTTGGTGTTGGTGCTGCCGGACTGTCAAAAGCAGGTGTATTTGGCGCAGAAGGCGGATTGATGGAGTCTTATGCCGACGGTGGCGTGACAAGCGATCAAAACGTAGAAAGTATTCTCAGCAAACTAAGTGACCAGCAGTTGGCGCAAGCCAAAGAAGCAGCATTAAATCGTCAAGATGTTGAGCAGGCTCAAATGATTGATGCAGAAATGGCTGAACGTGCTTCGATCCGTGGAGGTCTTGGCAGTGCATTTAATCAGTTACCCGTTAACCAACAAGAACAAATGATGGCTGGCGGCGGTATTGTTGCGTTTGCCCCCGGTGGCCCTACGTATTTAGATCAATCAAAAAAAGCACAAGAAGAGCAACTTGGTTACATTGATCAAGCTACTACGCAACCAAGCATAGAAGATCAAAAAGCAAATATCTTAAAACAACAGGAAATGCTCAAAGGCATATATCCCGAAAGTGTTTTGCCTAAATACTTAGAAGAAACAAAGGCTGAACGCGCTAAGTTGTCGGCACAATTTGAAAAAGACAGTGGCTTTGCAATGGTCTTAGCGGCGGCAGATTTGCTGGAAGGTAGCAGCTTATATAAATCAGGAGCTAAAGCAGCAAGAACTTATATTAGCGAAGTAAACCGACTGAAAAGCGAGAACAAGAAAGCTGATAGTTTATTGCGTCAATCTGAAATTCAACTTGCTACAGCAAAAGAATTGCATGACAACGGCATGGTGGATAAAGCAGTTGCTAGAGCAGAAAAAGGACAAGACCTTAAAGCTAAAGCTGCGGAACTTAAAGCTGGTGTTGCAGGCGATAGCGCCAAAATTCTTGGTCAACTTGAAGGTACAAAACTTGGTGCTGACGCTAGTAGGTACGCGGCTGAGCTGGGGTACAAAGGGCATTTAGCCAGCGCTGCTGCTACTATGAATAAACCTTCTGCACAAAAAGAAGGTGCAATGGCAATCTTTAATGATCCCTCATTTGCCCCCGGTAAACCTCCTGAAGAACGCTATCGCTTGGCAACAGAACGCTATCTGGAAATGACAAAAACCGGTTTGCCCGGAGTTAACACCCGGATCGAAGCTTCTGCACGCGAAAAAGCTGTAAAAGACTTCAACGATGCTATTGCACCGGGCGGCTCAGCCAGAAAAGAATATAGAGAGCTTCAGAAAAAAGGCACTCCTGAGCAAGTTAAAGAGTTTGAAGACCAGCTCTTTAATAAGTTTCTTATTATGCACAGCGGAGGAGCCGCACCTGCACCGGGCGCAACACAGCAAGCACCTGCCGCGCAGCAACAACAGCAAGCAGCGCCGCCCCCTCCGCTTAATGTATGGATGGACGCGGCAAGAAAGGCAAACCCCGGCGTATCTGACGCTGATTTAGCTAAGTACTACAACAGCAAATACGGCAAGTAAAGGGGCTTGGCATGGCGATTATTGACCCATTTGAAGCCCAGCAAACGCAACGAAAAGGTATTGTTGACCCTTTTGAGGCGCAGCCTGCCCCGCAAATTGTTGACCCATTTGCCCCAAAACCTGAAGAAGAAGGGTTTTTTACTGGATTGGGTAAATCCATTTACGGCGGTGTAAGGGACACAGGGGGAAGTCTTTATGCTGCCGGTGCTACTACTGTAGGGGCAAATCAAGCTGTAGTTGAGTCGGCCCAAGCTGCTGCTGCGCGTGCGCCTGAGCAAGCCAAGGCACTACAAGCATATCAAGCTGATATACAGAAACGCAAAGAAGCAGGCGATGAAGGTCTTTGGGCGGGCATTAAAAACGTAGCGGGCGCTACAGTTGATAACCCTGAAGGCGCTTTGCAGATGGTGGTATCGCAACTTCCAAACACCGCCACGGCTTTGGGTGCAGGTGTAGCTGGTGCGGCTGCTGGCACTGCCGTATTCCCCGGTGTTGGTACTGTGGTTGGGTTTTTAACTGGGCTGTTCGCTGCAAACACTGCGCTTGAGTTAGGAAGTAAAGCCCAAGAGAAAGCACGGGATGGTGAGTTCACCGACGCCGAACGCTATGAAGCAATGAAAGAAGGCGTGGTCAAAGGTGGCGTAATTACCGCTGTTGACGCTGCGACTCTTGGGGCATCTAAATGGATTATGGGTACGGCTAATCGTGCGGTAGAGACTGCAACTATACGCACCATAGAAAATGCGGGTGTTGACGCAACCAAAGCAACCACCGCAATTAAAGAAGCGCAAGCCAAGGCATTAGAAGCATCTGCTGGTCAAGGTAAAGAAGCTGCTACCGCAGCCGTAGAAAAAGCCACGGTTGAGGCTATGGCTAGAGAAGGGCTTACCGATCCCGCACTCGTAGCTTCAATCCGTGAAGCCCAAGCCAAAGCACTAGAAGGTGTGAATACGATAGCCAAAAAAGCTGGTCGCGGAGCTTCTGCAATAGGATTGGAATCTACTGGCGAGGGCCTTGGTGAATATTTGGGCGAATACGCCGCTACTGGGCAAGCATCGCCAACTGAAGCGGTAATGGAAGCTTTGGCTGGTTTGTCTATGAGTGTGGCTGAATTGCATGGCGCAGCAAGACTTGATAAGCCCGGCGCTCTTACAGGCGGCACAAACGCTATATATTCACAGTACTCCCGTGCGCTTGATGAGCAATTAAAGGCAGAAGAAACAAAGGTAACAGAACAGTTGACTGCGCAGTTGGGTAGACCCCCAACAGAAGAGGAACTCAATGCAAAGCTCGACCAACTCTACGGAGCGCCCGCCGGTTCTCCAAATGTCAGTGGAGGAGTTGGAGCTGGCGTTCCAACTGATATCGCAGGATCCACCACACCAAGTACCACAGAAACTCCAACACCTGACAACGCAGGACTGGCTACAAGTGTTGATGCTACTGGAGGGGCTGGAGTGGGAGCGGGAGCACAGCCGAGTGCATTAGCGCCCGGTATTAATATAACCCCCATACCATATGACACAGTCGCTTTTGCTGGAGTTGGGCAAGCCCCAACCCGTAGTTCTGGGCAAAGCAACATAATCGACTACAACGGTAGAAAAATTGTCCTTGTCAATATAAACGGCGTTCAAGTACCGTTTTATCTAAGCACTGGTAGCGGCGGAAAAAAGGATGTACCCGCTGGTAAGTGGTATCCATTCTTTGGTATTGGTAGTGACGGTTGGATAAATAAAACCGGTGGCAAAGAAATGGCTGGGTACTACGGCAGTGAGGTATTGCAAAATACTGCCGCAATGTTGGACAACACCATTGGGGATATTCGTAACGACAGTTCTACACCTAAAGTAAGCGGGACTGGTGCTCATATCGACGCAATTAATGCCGGTTTTACTCCGTCAGAAAATGGAACTAGTACCACTGTAAGCACGGTGCGTAGCAACATCGCTAATTTGTTGAGCCAGATTGACGATGAAGGGCTGCTCAATAATCAGCAAGTCGAACAAGAAGCTAAGAAAAACGAAGCACTCAAAATAGCGCAAACTAACTTTAATACCGCGCTTGACCAAGTAGGTGAGTATTCTTCTTTGGAAGAAGCATTAGATTCGTACCGTCAAAACACGATTGATACCCTCATAGACAACGGGGAAAAAGATCCTTACATTCTTGACGCTGTTGGTGATGCGTTTGACAAGATGGTTAGAGAGTATGAAGTATCACAAAAACCAACACCAGCTAATGTAGTTAGCTTAGATGAACGCCGTAAACAGCGAGTTGCTGAAATAGAAGACGCCGCTAGAGCTAAGTGGAACGCCGCATTGTTTAATGAGGCTTTACAAAATCAGCTTAGGGTACTGACTGATTTACACGTAAAAGGAATTGCTACCGAAGAAGACGTAAATAACTTTGAAAGCGCAGTAGACAATTCAGATGACTTGATGGTCGCCGTTGCAAAAATAGGCAAACTTCTTGCGCCATTAAAGAAAGCGGATAAAGCTGCAACACAAGAAAGAATTGAGACCCCCGCTGCAAATGAAGAACAGCAAGCCCTACCAAGTGGTGAACTAGATACTGAGGCGGTAATATCTAAACTAGATTTGGAAGGTATGCCTCGCACATACAATTCTGCGGTTGAAGCTTTGGGGCAAGGCGATGAAATTTATGCGTTTAACGCAGACAATTTATTTAGGTTAAATTCTGATACTGTAGAAGATTTACGGCGGCTTAACACCCCAGAAGAAATAAAAGCTGCGGCTAAAGATGGCTTTCATATTTTTTCAATTGATACAGAAGTTGGGAATAAAGCTC